GTTGCCTTGGTTGATGAGGTGATGCATGATGAAGGTCTTGTAGTGTATTAAGATCTCTGCCCATAGACTGCTGTGAAGCAGTCCTTGGAGAGCGATCTTGCTCTGTGTCGGTACATAACTCAAGGAGATTAACATGTACACAATCCTTAACGTTCTTACAGCTATCATTTGGTATAGCGCAGCAATGTGGTCTATCGATATGATCTATGTTGAAGGTAATGGTAGTATACTATCTATCATAGTCTTAGTAGCAGCAGCAGTATTAGCAGGTATGCAGACAGCAGACTTGTTACGTAACATTGAAGATAAACACAACCAAGGAGAACTGTAATGTATTACGTATACCATAGACTCACTAAGGTATTGATTGCTAAGACTACATCAGTCAGAGTGCTCAATGAATACAGTCCCATTTACTATGAAGTAGTAACATACTAATAGTAAGCTTTCTCAGCTAGAGAGACCAGGGCATCAGGGGTAAGTACCTGCCAACTTTCATTTAACTCAAGGAGAACGTTATGTCAGTAGCAGAAATCAAACCAGCATTCGCTATCAAAGGCGATACCACAACAAACGCTTACACAGCTACACCATCTATCTTGATGGCAGTCTTTGTAGATAAAGAAAACAAATACTGGTATGCAGTAGATGACCAACAGACTATCCGCAAGATGTCTATTACTCGTGATGTTGAACATGCTCGTAGAGAGTATAAGATTGCTCGTAACCTTGTAGGCAAGAAGGTATACTTCGGTGTTACACAAGGATGGGATGGCAATGTATGGTTCAATGAGGTAGTTGAAGCAGTATAATCAGTAGGTACTCTACCTGAAGACATTCTACCAAGGATGTCTTTGGGGAGAATCCTCTCCAACAACCAAGGAACAACCATGAAATACATACTGTTAACACCAGTAACACCAGCAGACTTCTGCCTCGATACCTTCGAGGAAGTACAAGAGTCAGCACAAGAGTTCGGATGTAACATAATGCTATCAACAAAGATAACAGGAGGAACAATCGCATACTTCACAGCCAAGACAAAGGAAGCACTAGAAGGAATGTGCTCGCAAGTAGACCTAGATGGAACAGTATTAGGGTACTCAGAGACATATGACCAACTAGTAGTGATCTCTTAAGGACGTACCTATAAGACATCCACAGACTAAGGTATGGGGGTAGGCATACCTAGAAGAAAATAACCACAAGAAGGTACTACAAAGATATATCTCGTCTATACTCAGAGCAGTACTGGAAGGAAGTCATGCAGAGAACGTAGCGAGAGGAGGTTTTTTGTAGAAAATCTTTTTGTGTGGTCGTAAGTGAAACAAAGGAACTTGTATGAAAACATACGAAAAGCGAGTATTACATGACGGAATTTGGTGGTATCACGAAATAGATTTGTTTGTTGATAATAAACTTATCGGCACAATGACTCTATACAATGACTTTGATATTAGTATGCTTATAAAAGAATGGAGTGACCAATGAAACAACATATCCATCATGACGCCATCATAGCATGGGCTAAAGGCGCTGAGATAGAGTTCTTCTCTGACAATGGTAAATGGTTAAAAGCTGATACACCAATGTGGTGGGAAGATATGCAATACAGAGTAAAACCAATACCAGTCATCCGAGACGTAACACACAACCTCTACATTAACAGTGTAGAAGAACTAGCCTTAGCATTCGAAGAGAAAGGAGTAGGTCGAGTACATCCATCCTATAAACCAATAGGATCAATCAAACTAACATTCCAAGATGGTGAAATAGTTAACTATTCCCAACTATTCATTGACAACGTAACTTAAAGGAACAACAATATGAATCCCGAAATCAAACAACTGTGGTTAGATGCCTTACGTTCAGGTAAATACACTCAAGGTAAACAACTACTCAGACCAACTGAAAACAGCTATTGTTGTCTAGGTGTGTTATGCCAAATAGCAGAAGAAAGAGGTATATGTGAATATATTCCTTCAGACGAACATCAAGGGTTCACAATAAAATATCCAGATGTATTCCAAGATGGTTGGGGTGACGGAAATGTGTATGAAGACTCTGAACTGCCTTGGGTAGTAAAACAATGGGCAGGATTAGAAAGCGAAAGTCCATCTGTAACAATGAATGAAAGGAATATTAAAGGAAATATGAAAGGAATAATCGCAGAAGAAACAAAAATGCATCTAGCACAACTAAATGACAGTCATGGTTATACATTCAACGAAATAGCAGACATCATCGAGGAGCAATTATGATTAAAAGAGATAAAAACATGGGTACATTACTCACAAAGAACGTCACATACACACTTACTCTTGACCAAGAACAACTAAACATCCTTGAAGAACTTCTAGGTTGTGTAGGCGGTACAGGTAATGTAAGAAATGTAATTAATGAACTCCAATTTGAACTTGAAAAACATGTAACAAGAAACAGAGATTCATTTGAAACAAACTACTTCAAAGAAGATACATTCGTAGAGGTCAAATAATGCTTGAACTAACAATAATATACCTAGTATCAATCGCTATAGTTGCATTCATTCTAGTATTAGTATCAGACTATATGCTAAATGACTCCGATCAAGAACGTCTCAATGAAGAATACTCAAAGAAAGCCAAACAACACAATGAGCTTATGGTCAAAAAGGAGAGTCGTAATGGCTCATAATGCTGCTGAGATATACTTTGATCTTATCAAACGTATCAAAGATAAAGTCAAAGCAGACATATCCATTGTATATGATCCTGAAACTGGTATCCAAAAACATTTTCTTAAAGGTAAATTATTAAAAGTTAAAAAGGTATCCGATGGAACAAAACCTCACAGCAATAATCTATGACAAGAAAGGAAAAATCTTAAGTATAGGTAAAAACAGTTATACCAAGACACATCCTTTTCAGGCGTTACATGCTAAAAAGCAGAATATGCCTGAGAGAATCTTTTTACATGCTGAAGTTTCAGCTATTGTGAAATGTTCTGATATATCTAAAGCACACAAGATGCTTATCATCAGGACAAACAAAGAAGGCAGACACATGTATGCAAAACCTTGTATAATATGTATGTCTGCTATCGAGTCAGTAAACATTAACCAAATTGAATGGAGTATTTAAAATGTTCTTAGCTATTCTACGTGATGACTTCTCTTTAATGGGTATCGGTGATACTGTTGAAGATGCTTTCGAGTCTCTTCATGACCAAGAGTCAGATGTTGAGATTGAAGACTGTGACTTCTATGACCTAGTCAATCCAACTCGATACACTTATACTTTAGTACAACGTTGAACCTTAGTTGTCCCCTAATAGGGAATTTTAAAAATAAAATAATTATTAATATATTATTAATAAAAGAATTTAATTAAGATAAATAAAAAAGAGAATAATAACAAATGTTACTATTCTCTTATAGTATATCGATAGATAAACTATCTATATATTACTTACTCTGAAGGGTTCTCTGAAAGACCTTCTTCGGAGATTATCTTCTTAAGTTCTTCATCAGTCAGATCCACTGTTCTGTTAGTATTAGTCTGTTCAATCCGAGCTAGCTTAGGATTCTCATACTCTGCTATCATATTAGCGTATCTAGCTGCATCTTCAAAGTTATCTTCCTGAAGTGCTTTAAACATAGCCATTCTAAGCACATCAAGTGAAGATACCTGAGGAAGATCATCTAAAGCTCTCTGAAAGGCTTTAGCCGTTATCTTGAATTCCTCTGCTAACTTAACGTTTAATGACCTAGATGCTGCACTCTTAAGCTGATTAGCCCGTGCAGTATCCGAGGTAATAACCTTAAGATTAGCTAAGGAATTTGGGTGTATTCCTTTTGACATATTTTAAATCCTTTGTAGTATATCCCTATTAGGGGACTACTCATCAATCACATCAATCCATAGGAAATATCATGACAGTAGCAACAAATGACGCAGTTAACGTAATCATCAAAGATGTAGAATTACACTGGGCTAAATTAGATAAGCCAGTTGATCCCTTCGGTACTCTACAATATGAGTTACAGATTCAAGCTCCCAAGAAACGTGAAAAAGAATTATCTGCTTTCGGTAAAGTTAAAATGCTTGATGGTGGTAAAATCTCTATCAATCTCAAAAAGAAAGCAGTTAAGGCTGATGGTACTGATGCTGCCAAAGTACGTGTTGTAGATGCCACTAAAGAAGCACTTGATCCAAAACTTATCGGTAATGGTTCTATCGGTAATGTTATGGTTATGCAAAAGCCTTATGAAATCAAAGCACCTAATGGTAAAGTAACCAAGTCAGGTATCTCTAATATGCTTACTGCTGTACAAGTTACTAAGCTTGTTAAATATGAGCGTAATAATGAAAACTTTGTAGACTTCGATGCTGAAGAGTCTACTGGTGTTACAGCCACAGCAGGTGATGATTCACCATTCTAAATCTAAATAACCCTTCAAGGAATACTCTTTGAAGGGTTTTTTATTAGCTAGTTATAGCTAACTAATATCAAAGGTAATATATGTATAAATTTCATTTCAACAACAAAGACACAACACACCTAGATTATCCTACAGGAGAAATGTTAACTAAAATGTCATGTGCATTAATCTCATACAAAATTAATGAAGATCATCATGATGTCGAACTGAATATAAACAACAATAATTTCAGAAAAGAAGATCTAGACGAATTAATTGCTTTCTTAACTGCTCTAAACAACAAACTCAAAGGACTCTAAAATGGCTAAGCTCAACAAAGATCAAATCAAATATGCTGTTCAACGTGCTAACCAAAAACTAAATGAAAAAGAAGAATTACAAAAAGCTTCAATTACTGCAGTACCTGATCCCAGATATAATGCAAGAGATGTCTACAATGCTATCTACTCAAGCAGATATGAACGTATGCCATTTGAAAAATTCCAAAAAGAATTCGATACAGGATACTACTTTGCTAATGGTGTTCGTGAGTTAGCAGCCTACGATAAAGAATTCACAGCAGAATACGATCGTTATCTGTTACTCCTAAGAAAAATCCAAGAAGACATCAATGCACAACGTACTGCTATCCAAGATAAACTATACCTCTCAGATGATGCTGCTGAAGTGTTAGCCTTAATTGATGCTCTCTAAGCCTCGTAGTCTTTTTGTAGCATTCATTTGTATGTGTCTAGGACTGTACATCCTGATACCATCACCTGTAGAACCACATAAGCCAAGTAAATTAATAGCTGATGCTAAAATGCGTTCTAAAGAAAAAGTATGTTATAAAAAGAAACTAAAGCCTTCCCTTAAAAAACAATGTGAAAGATGGAATATTTATATATGACAATATACATAGTAGTTTTATACGTTTGTTTAGGTTTGAAATGTGAATTCCTTCAATCAGAAACACAAACAACTAACCACAAAGAATGTCTACGTGAAGTAGAACAACAAATAGCAAGAGGTAAACGTGAAGGTATTAAGATAGATGGTGTATGTGTTGATTTCCAAATGAAAACAACATGAATGAAGTCCAACAATTCTACGAAGCTATCCGTAAAAAGTGGCCTAAACCAACTAAACCTTGGGAAGAACTTCATCCACAAGAACAAATAATTCTTGTACAAGCTATCAACATGATACTACAGGTGTTACAATGAATGATATCTACGAAGGTAAATTTGAGACAGACATCCTATGGGACTTCGATTATACAAACTATGAAGATACAGAAACTGTAGTAACATACACTGTAGAACCCGCAGAACCATGGGTAGGTATCATGAATGACAGTTACGAATATGAAGTAATCTTGTATCGTGATAACAAACCACTTCTAAACATTACTGATAGTTTATCTAACAAAGATAATGCAGCTATCTATAATGCTTGTAAAGAAAACTTTAAAGAGGTAATTAATGATATCTCTGAACCCTATTAACTATTTTGTATTCACAAAACAAAGTTATGATCGTATGTACTATGGTGTAGCAGGTCGTGAGATCACACTACAAAATGCAATCCTATATTTAACACACAAAGAGGCTCAATATCATGCAGACAATCTCAATTCCAGTAACCCAAATCAAAACAAAACGTCAGATCAATCCTGAAGTACAAGCTAAAGGAGTTATTGCTCTTGAAAAATGGCGTAAAGAAAAAGCTAAAGCACATGCTAAAGGTGGTAAAACATTAGCTAACTGGATTGCCAAAGAAGAAGCTAAAAAAGCAGCTCGTACAATCTCTCCATTAACCGCTATTCGTAATTTCTGTGTTGACTGTGTAGGCGGTAGTACTCAAGAAGTAACTAACTGCTCTAATAAAAAATGTAACTTGTATATTCATCGCCCATACCAATTATGAAACTATATGAATTACCTAAACATTCTCTATTCACACTCTCAGAGAATCCAACAATACCTGTAGAATCACTCTCAGGTAATCCTGAAGTAATCTACAAACTACATAACCTTGATGGTATGTATTCATACGTCACAGATGCTATGAATAACGTATATCATTTTGCAGCATATACTGAAGTGGAACCCTATGAAAGTATTAGCATATAAACTATTTCGTAAACGTAAAGACGGTACTTACGGACCACTCTTTATTAATCGTAAACAAAGACTTCTTCTAGACGTAACCTATGATGCTGAAGATCATCCAACAAAAGGTTATGCTCATAGACCAGGTTGGCACTGTTGTGCATATCCTGATGCACCACACTTATCCAAAAAAGATAGAGTATGGTGTGAAGTACAAATTGATGATTTCACACGACACATGCGACCAGCTAATCAAGGTGGTCTATGGTATACAGCAAATAAATTAACTATCTTAAAGGAAATAGATGTTAAGACATAAAGAACATACCTATCTTGCTGGTCCAATCGAAGGGCTAACATTATACCAAGCAACAGGATGGCGAAATGAAGCTTCTTTTGAGCTAAATAACTTCGGTGTTGATACACTTGATCCAACTCGAAGAACATCCTTCGTTGACAGTAACCATCTAACAACTAAAAATGCTGCTAGACGTGTGTGGAAAGCTGATCTACAAGATATTGCCTACAGTACTGTTGTATTAGCTAATCTATCAGACAGTCTGCCAGGTAAAAAGTGGGGTACTGTATGCGAAATAGCCCATGCACATACTAAAAATAAAATCATTATTGTTGTGATAGATAAAGATCAATTCGAACATCCATTCATCACACAATATGCCACTGAAGTACATCATACTCTTAATGATGCTATTGAAGCTGTAAAGGAATACTATCTGTGATACCCTATAAATTCAGAAAAATATTCGCACTAATGTTGTGCTTAATATTTGTATTCTCAACAGTAGAATACTGGTTAACAGCCTTCAGAATAATTATTATAGGAGGTAGCCTATCAGCTATATGGGCAGCACTAACCTATGAATCTCCAATCAACATAAACAGGAAATAACAATGCCTAACTGGACAGCAAACAGCGTTATCATCACTGCAAATAATAATGCACAACAAAACAAAATCAAAGAACTACATGATAGAATGTTTAATGGTGATGAAACATTCCTAGACGGTTTATTTGAATACTTCGTTCCATCTTCTAAAGGTGATGACTGGTACCAATCCAACATCGATAACTGGGGATGTAAGTGGGATGCAAGAGAAGTAGTTCTTGAAGAAAGTGATGAAACTACCTACATCCAACTAACCTTTGATACACCTTGGAGTCCTCCTGAAGCGTTCTACAATAACCTAACTAAACAAGGTTATACTGTTGAAGCTACTTTCTGCGAGCAAGGAAGTGACTTTATTGGTTATTATCGTGATGGTGTAGCTACATCAGAACCATTCTTTGATGAGTCATTTGAAAATGTTAACTCTGAAGAAGATAACTATTATGATACCCATGATGTACGCATAACAAAGTATTTCCAAGAAAACGGATTTACACACCAACCATTATACTCAGGAGGTTAATATGCCATATATTCGTAGTATTGATAGAGATCGTTTAGATTATATTACTGATACAATACTTAATACAGGTATCGCATCAGCAGGTGAAATGAATTATTTATTCACAATCATTGCAAATGAATATCTTAATCGTAATGGTAAAAACTACCAATACATTAACGATGTTGTAGGAGCTTTAGAAGGTGCTAAACAAGAGTTTTATCGCCGTGTTGCTGCACCTTATGAAGATATTAAAATCACAGAAAATGGAGATGTATATTTATGAACATTGATGATGATCGACAACTGTGGAAATCAAAAGATCCACGAGATGATTCATTCAAATCAGACTTCTATGATGCATGGGCTAAAAAACAAATATGGCCTTACCCTGAAAAATCATGGACTGATACTTTTGCAAAAGCTTATAATAAAGAAATTGATTATGAAGCAGCTAAAGAAGAAGAATTTTATTTAGATGAAGATTTCTTTGTGCAATCAAGCATAGATGCCGTTATTAATCCTAAACACTACAAGAACGTAGCAGCAGGTAAACAATACATGGAACTCATGGTTGACATGCTTGATGGTAAATCAGGTGTAGAGGCACACTTGTTCGGTCAAATCTATAAATACCTCATGCGTTGCGGTAATAAAGATGATGAAGTACAAGAATTAGAAAAAGCTCTATGGTATTTAAATGCTCTTATTAAATACAAGAAAGAAGGTGTTGTACTATGAAGATAGAATTAGGACATGAAACTTTTACAAAAGCAATAGCTCAAGAACTTAAAGAGCAATACTATTCTTTTAAACGTGATCTTGATAATGATAAACATGTAGGTTTATTTTCTCTTGATAAAGAGGAAGATAAAAAACAAATGAAAGAATTTTTAAATGCCTTTGAAAAAGTGCATAGCTACTATTCGATTTATCGTATTGATGAATATCCGCATGAAAGCTAGAAACAAAGTAGTCAGAGACAGTATTCGTAATCCTAAACGTAATGCTGGTAAACACAAAGATAAACGTGAAGACATACTAAAACAATTATCTCAACTTGAAGAAGAAATGGTTTTAATTAAGTCACGAGTAAAACAATTTGAGGAGTTATATAGTGAAAGTACAGAGCATAAATGAACATGAAGATGGTAGTGCTACATTAATTATGGATATGACTAATGAAGAAGTACGTACCTTAGTTGAATACGCTATCATTGAACTTCTTAAAAAGTTTATTACAGATAAAACAGAAAATAAGGATATATCATGAGTGTATTAAAACCTTATCGTAATAATTTATTTGCTTCTAGAGATACTGTAGAAGAAGCATTAGATTATTGTACTATGATAGCTGATGCTTGCGGTAATAGTGGCCCTTCAGTTATTACAGCTATTATGGTATTAATAAACACTGTATGTAAAGTAGAAGAAGCAAGTGAGTAGCTGGCTCATTATAGCAATAGGTTTTGTATACCTTTATATATCAATAGAACAGTTATATAGAGGTAATACAGGAATGGCAATAACTTACTTTGGATATGCCTTCGGTAACGTAGGTTTATATATGTTAGCAAAATGAATATTGAAGAACAAAAAGCTTTTGTAAAAGCATATAGTAATAATGTTGCTCATCATCCTGATAAGTTAGTTGCAGATTTTGTTGCTCGATACGAATCAGGTGAAGATATTGATTACTCATATGAATACACATCTATAATGGACGCATTAGGGATGTGGCATGACGCTATCAAATGGCACTTAGAGCAACTTAAAGAAGGAGTAACAGCATGAAGTATTACATTGGAAAAGTGGAAGAAAGGAACGGCGAGTTTGAATACCAAACAGAGTATCTGTTTGCCACAAAGGGAGACCCCGACAATTACGCTGACAAAACCACAAGGGAGTGGAGAGGCGGCAGCAAAGGTGATTGGGATGAATACCATTTAGGGTATTGGTGTAGTGGCACGCTGATATTTAATGACGGCAGCCGCGAGATACCCAAGGATCACTTTGAGGTATTGAAGAATTACATAACAGTTTTATAGAGGAAACAGCATGAAATACGAAGTAACTATTGAAGCTCGCATTTTAAAAACTTACGAGGTTGAGGCAGAAGATCCTGACCATGCTTATGAATTAGCACACGATAAATTTGATGTATTCCCTGACGAAAACAAAAGAGAATACATTGAATACGAAACCATGAATATAAAACTTATTGACGAAGGAGTAACAGAATGATTGACATTGACAAGATGACAACCAACGAGTGGATTGAATACAGGCGCGATAAGTTAGATGCGTATTACGCGGCGGGCAAGGAGTTAAAGCCCTCGCCTGAGTGCAAGTATTGTGACACGCATAACGACTATGTGTGCTTTGCTTGTGAACTAGATCAAACAGGAGAATGACATGAAAACATACCAAGTATTAGCTTCATACATAAGCTATTGTGAGACCACTATTGAGGCTGAGACTGAAGATGAAGCGCATGAGATAGCCAAGAAAATGAGCGGGGGGTTTGACAGTAAGGGCTATGGTGACTGGAACATTGACGAAGTAGTAGAGGTAGAAGAATGCAAACAAGAATAGATAACGCCCTAAAGGGGCTGAATAAGAACACAATACGCTATGACGGCCTAGATGTAGCGATCATTGACCAGCTCGCCGACATACAACACCTATGCGAAGCCAAGGAGATTAGCTTCGTTGATGTTTTAAAAACCGCACACTGCCATTATCTTCAAGAAAGAAAAGATGGAAAAGACTAAAGAGAAGCCCGCCCGCACCTTATTCGCTATCTTCTTGATGGAAGACGAGGAAGGGCAGATTACTGTGCGCTCTGACTACCTAGGCCAAGGGAAGAACTCCTTTGACCTAGGCACAGACATAATAGACAGACTGCAATTCATAGCCCATCACACGGAAAACTTAAGAGTCGAGAAGCTGATGATGGCCTCATACCCTAACTGACTTCAGAAGAGATTGGGCAAACTTAAAGCTGCCGAGCCTTTGATGGGTGTCGTTAGCATCCTCTCCTACCATGTCGCTCATCCAATAATCCCAACCGATATCTCTGGCCACCCGCTCTCCCGTGCCTGATGCATCATTGTCTGCCACGACATAGCCATTACTTAGGGATGCCGCGATCTTTACCATGTTCCCCGCAGAAAAACAAACATGGATGCAATACCTTCTCTTCATATTTTTTAAGGCTGCCCTAATGCTTAGTGCGGTAGCGTAGCCCTCACAAAGAATGTTCGCCCCCTTATTGTCAAAGCTGAAGGATGCCGAGCTTGTCCGCTGACCGAAGAGAAACTTCTTGCCACCCTCTTCGTCTATCAACTGACAGCCGACAAGAGATCCCTCGACACGCATGGGTATGACCATGATCTTCTTACCCTCATTGAGCCATACATTAGTTTCC